GATGGTGATCGCGCACAACTTCACGCCGCCGCAAGGCGCCGTCGAGTGGTTTCGCGGTCCTCCCGAGCTAGTGAGGCGCAAGGCGGGCGGATGGTTCCTTGGCACTTCTCGTCGCGGTCTCCTACAGGAAGATCGCACGCTCCTCGTGTACATGGCGCTCTCGAAGTCTTCGAAGATCGAAAGCCTCAACGTTCACGCGGGCCCGTCGACGTCCAAAGCGACGATGGCTCGCCTCTACGCCGCCGCTGCGAACCGTCGCAAGTCGCACGCGTACCGCATCGTCGCCGCGCTCGAGCAAGCGCACAAGCATCTTGGCGCCGTGCTCGGATCGAGGCCTTCGAAGACGACGATCATTCGCGTGAGCTCGGGGCGCCTTGACGACGACAACCTGATCGGCGCATGCAAGGGCGTTCGAGACGGGATCGCCGAGGCGCTCGACATGGACGACGAGCTTTTCAGCGTGGCCGGCACCGAGCCCGGCAAGCTTCCCATCTTCTACACGCAAGCCAAGCCCGGCGAGCGTGGAGTCTTCGCGTGTCAAGTCGAATTGAAATGGGAAGGGAAGCGCGAATGTATCTGACGCCCGAGCAAGAACGAGAATTTCTCACGGCGATTGCTCCCGTGATCCAGCGGCTACTCCCCAAAGGGTGCGAAGTGAACGTGCTCGTGCGTCACGAGGGGACGATCTCGCTCATGGGCATGACGCCGCCGGCGGAGCTTGGGCGGATCTACATCGCTTCGGGGACCGAGCTCGTCGCGGGGCTCAAACCACATCAAACGGTCAGCACACCAACGAAACAAGACTGAAGGGATCCCACATGGCGCAAATGCAGATCAAAGGAACCGAGCCAACGTTTCACGCCGACGTGAACGAGGCCGCGCAGAACTATCAGGACGCCGCCGACGAGCTCGCGAGCAAACACACTTTCTTCAAGCGACGTCGCGACGAGCTCATCGCGAAAATGCAGAAGTACGGGCTGAAGAAGTACCCCGCACGCGAGAAGGGACTGACGGTCACGCTCGAGATGAACGCGCAGCTCAAGGTCGCGAAGATGAAGGAAGACAAACCGGCGAAGGCGCCGCGCTCTCGGAAGAAAGGCCGGCGGTCGTGAGTCTCACGATTCGCAACGAAGAGACGAAGCGATCGGTCGCGTATCAGGTGCCCGCGGTTCGCGACGACGGGCAAGGCGTGATCGTTTCGATGCTGATCTCGGTTCAATGCCAGGTGCCCGGGACTCGCGATAACGTCGAGCGCACCCTGAGCAAGGCGCGCCTCGCGCTCGAGGCCGCGTTCACGGACGCGAGCGCGTGATGGGCTCGCTCAAAGTGAAAGCGGCGCCGTTCGTAACGCCGTCGCTCCCGAACGTGCCCGAGCTCGCGCTGTCCGTGCCGTTCGTCGAAGGCACGCCAGCCGAGGAGCTCGAAAAGTACCGCGCATGGTGCAAGGGCTTTCCAGAGAATCGGAAGATCCCGAAGTGAAGCCGACCGTCCCGAACATGACACGCGCGGGGCTCGTCTTCGGCGAGATCCGCGTCTTCATGCGCACCGATGGCCAGTTCGCCGTCTTCGACAAGCGAAAGCCCCTCGCCGAGCAATCCGTCGGCGTCTTCGGGCGCGTCGACGATGCGATCAAAGAGGCGAAGCGGCTCGCCGCGCTCGACGGGCCCGCGGCCGCGAAGGCGCCGAAGATCGACACGGACGCGGAGGCCTTCGCCGGCATGAAGCGCGCGATGGCCAACGGATTCGCGCCGCACGAGCCAGCCGAAGACGTCGGGCACTATGCGAACACATTCGACAGGCCGCTCGATTCGTCGGCGATCGATCGGGAGATCGAGGTCCAGCGCAAGCGCCTCGCCGGCGAGGATCTCGTGCTCGTTCCCTCGACGGATCTCGTGCGCATCGTTCCGCCGGACTTTCCGCCGCTCTCCCAACCCGATTGCCCGAAGTGCTCGATCGGTTTCTGCGAGCTCGAATGCTCGTGCGCGTGTCACTTCGAGGAGCTCCCGCGATGAGATGGGAAGACGAACGCTATGTGCGCCTCTACACGCGCGACACGCCCGAATTCCTCGCGCTCTCGTGGCATGCGCGCGGGCTCTTCTCGCTCATCTTGCGCAAGGTCGATCGCGCCGGCGTTCTTCCGCTTGGCCGCCTAGGCTTGAAGGGCGTCGCCGTGGCGATCGGCGCACCGGCGGCGGAAATCGAGCCTCATCTCGCCGAGCTCCTCGAGGACGGGTGCGTGGTGTTCGACGACTCACGAGCGGTGCTCTTCATGCCCAATTTCATGAAGGCGCAAGAGGCACCCCAAAGCGACCGGGCACGCGCCAAGGCGTCCCGAGAGCGCGCACAGGCCGAATTCGGGGGCTCTGCGCGCGCAGCGGCGGCCGCGAGGTCGATCGTCACAAAACGTGACCCTATAGTGTCACAGGATGTGACGCAGTCAGGGGGGGGCGTCACGGAACGTGACGCAGCTGCGTCACGACGCGAGGGGGTTCAAAATCGAATTGCCCTCTGTGCTGAGCCTTCTGTGCTGTCCCGTGACACGCCAACCCGTGCTGCTGCTAAGCCGACCGACACGACCATCCGGTCTGGAGAGCCCGAGCTCGACGAGGACGAGCAGCACGCGCTTCGCACCATCGCCGAGCAGCCCGAGCACAAGGGCGACGACCCGGCGTTCCTGATCGGGCTCGCACGGGCGAAGGTCGCAAGCGATCGAGGCAAGGCGCGCGAGAAGGAACGCGAACGAGCGATCGGCGCCGGGCCCGTGGCTGTCGGCGCGATAGCCGGCGAGCATTCGATCCGACACGAGCAGCAGCATCCTTTGAAAAATTATCGAGACGAGAAGAAAGCATGAGCGAAGAGAAGATCCCCAAAGGCCTCGAGGCGATCGCCGTCGCCGCGAACGTGCTCGATCCCGAAGCGCAATGGCGCAACTTCGTGAAGAAGAACGGCGGGAGCGTGCCGACGGAGAACCTCGCCTATCGCTGGACGCTTTGGCTCGCAACGGCTCCGAAGAAACCGAAGCAAGGCGAGTCGGGAACGTTGCCCGGCGTGGAGAGTCGCGAGCGTCGACGAGCACGAGAGCTTCACGAGTCGATCCGCGAAGCGCAACGGCTCGACCCGAAGAAAGAGATCGGGATCGCAGCGTGCGCGAAGATCCTCGAGAACCTCGACGCGATCCCACGCGATCCGCCTCGCATCGAACGGCGCCCGATGACGGCCTCCGAGGTCGAAGAGCTCGAACGCGATCACCACGACGAGCTCACGCGCTCGAGCGATCCGTTTGAAGACTTGGGGCTCGAATGAAACTCACGCGAGACTTCGCCGCTGCGTGCGGTATCGAAACGGTTTTCACGGAAGGATCGGTCGCCATGACGCCAAAGAATTTCGAAGACACGGATTGGTTGGCAATCGCTCGCGCCTGCGCGCCGCAAGTCTCGTCTGTGCACGCCTCGCTCGAGAAAGATCACGCACGCTTCGAAGTGCACTCGCACCCGCGGACAAGCTCGCTACTCGGCGGCCGCGGCCTCGATCGCCTCGGCGATGCGTTCAGGCTCCACATTCCCGTATCCGTAGGGCACACCGTGATCGAAGACCTCGCGCCTTGCGAGCTATGCGAGATCAACGGTCTTGCGGCCGTCGACCTTGGAACGCTCCGCGCCTTGTGTCACGAGCGCGAGCGATCTCACGCTCATCGTTGGCCGTCAACGCCTCGAGATCGAACGCATGAAGCGAGAGAGGCGCAAGTGAACGCGAGCATCGCGATAAAACAGTCAGGGGAGTCTTCGCACCGTGGGGTGCGCGAATTTTTCTTCAACCACGACCCCGACCATGGGGTTGCAAAGGACGTTGCATCATGAGGCAGATCCCCAAAGTGCTCTCGCTTCTACGCGAGACGGTCTCGCGTCACATCATCGGGCTGGACGTCGACGAAGACGGAAGGCAGGCGAAGGTCGACGCGCGCATCACGATCACGCGGATCGATGCGGTGCGACCCGCCGCCATTCGTGCCGTGCTCGAACGAGATCTCCCGATGGTCGTTCGCGTCGACCGAATCGATTTCGTCAACGCGTGCACGTGCGGCCGCGATGCGGAGACGGGCGAGGATCTCACCCAGCGCGGCTTCATGCGATGCCCGGATCCCCTCTGCCTCATTCACGGCACGAGCGACGCGTCGGATCTCAAATTCCCCGAGCTCGTTTACGGCGCTGGCGTGGAACCGATCGGCCGTTCGGTGCCCGATCATCTCCCGTGTAAACACTCATTCACGACGGTCGACGGCGCGATGTGGGTGTGCGAACGATGCGGTCTCGGGCGCGACGCCGAGGCGATGAGAATCGCGCAAGGCGTCAACTTGGCCGTCACGCCCATCACGTTCGACGACCCGCGGGAGTACTGTCGCGAAGGCTCCGCCGTCGCGCGAGGTAACGCGATGGAGGCCGCGCTCGGGATGGTTACCGAGGAGCTCCGCGCGACGCGCGAGATCTTGGGCCGGCGAGAGGTCGAGCTCGAACAGCTTCGACGGAAGGCGAAGCGATGAGTCACATTCTCCAAGACGAAGTGACGGGCGCATACCTCACGCTGAACCGCCCGGCGTGGATCCAAGTGAAGAACGCGCAGGGCGAGATCGAGACGGTGCGGAACTTCTCCGACCTCACGCCCGATCTGACCGTCTACCGCGAGAACGCCTCGCGCTTCACTCGAGAGCGCGCGCTCGCGCTCCGCGCTCATCTCGCATCACGCGGAAAGAAAGTCTGTTTGCGACCGTGGAGGCACCGATGACAACGAACGAGGGCGTCCCGCCCGAAAAGATCGCGCAAGCCGCGCAGCACGCGGAGGCGCTCAAACGCGCGCAAGCGCAAGCCGAGAGCATGAGGGAAGCGCGCTCGAAGGCAATCGGCGGAGCGCTCCCGCGTCCGAAGCTCGCCGGCCTCGGGTGCGCCGCGTTCGTGATCCTCGCGACGTTCTTCGTCGTGACGGTGTTCTCTTCCGCGTTCGGCATTGCGCTCGCGCATCGATGGGGTTGGTGATCCGATGAGTGACGGTAAATACGATTTCACATGGCGCCCGGGCTTGAAGGGCTGGTTCGACTATCAGGCGGTCTACCAGCAAGCGATCGACGGGGCGGCGGACGGCGCGGTCTTCGTCGAGATCGGGACGGCGTACTTCCGATCGGCGCTTTGGATGGCGCAGCAAATCCTCGCGAGCGGGAAAAGGATCTACATGCACTGCGTCGACCCTTGGGTGAACGATCCCGACACGTTCGGCGCGCAATGGTTCAACGAATCGATGCGCGAAGGCGGAGCATTCAACGCTGGGCTTCGCTCGCTACTCGAGCACGGCACGCGCGAGGAGATCGAGCTCCTCTCGATCCATCGCATGCGAAGCCTCGAGGCCTCGACGATGTTCCGAAATCAAGAGCTCGACTTCGTCTTCGTCGACGGCGATCACCGCGGGCGCGCACCGCTCGAGGACATCGTCGCATGGTTCCCCAAGGTCAAAGTCGGCGGCGTGCTCGCCGGACACGACTACGGCCCGATGTTCCCCGGCGTCGTCGAAGCGGTGCACACCGCGTTCTTCGGGGATTGCGAGATCCGAACGCCCGAACGCGGCGAGACGTCGACGTGGTGGCACCGGGTGAAACCAAACACGTACGGGAGCAAACGATGAAGAAGCCGACGAAGCGCAGGCGCGGTAGCGTGCAAACCTTGCTCGATCAGAACGACGAGCTCCGCCGCGAGCTCCGCACCGAGCGCGCGGCCGCCATGAGTGAATACGAGCGAGGCCGTCGAGAGCAGTGCGACGTCGAGCGGGGAAGCTTTGACCTCGTGCTCAAAGCGATGCGAGACATGATCGAAGTGTCGATCCGCAACATCGACGCGATCGAGCGCGTGTTCGACGGCGTAGAGATCGATGACGAACTAACCCGTGCGCGCGACCGACTCACGCAGCGCGTCCTCACGCGGATCCGCGTCGACCTCGTGAGCACTCGCGCTCAACTGGTCGTGAAGCCGTGAGGATCCTCTCGACGAACACGTCGGGCGCGAGCGTCGTAACGCTCTGTCGTCGGATAAAGTACGGCGGCCGCAAGGGTCGAAGCGCTGCGCGGCGGTACGCCTCGCTCCGCTGGTATCCCTACGAGGGCGTGCGGATCCGTGTCGGAGGCGTCGAGCTCGCCCCGTTCGCGTCGATCAACTTCGAAGAGGCTTCGCGCGAGAACATGCGGAAGGCGATCAAGGCCGTGAGTGGAACCTACGAGGTCAAGTCATGAGAGGGATCAGCAAACTGATCGAACCGCCGCAACTCGGGATCGATCGCAAACCCGGGCTGCGCTTCGTGCGACTAGATCGCGCGGCGATCATCGGAAGTCTCGGCGCGGCGATTGGCTCGCTCTCGTTCACGCAGTACCCCGCAACGGAGATCCTTGCATCGTTCGAAGAGGTCGACGAGACGCTCGCGATCCTCGCCGGGCGGTACGACTTCCCGCGCGAGCAGAACGAGCCGCACATCCGAACCGTGCTCGACCTCGCGCCGGGAAGCGGGGCGTTCGCGGCGTGGCTCTACTCGCGCTTCCCGTACGCGTGGGTCGACATGATCCAACCCGACGAGGACAAGGCGAAGATGTGCGCGATCAACGGGCCGCCGGGCTCGACGTGCCGAACGATCGAGCTCGCGGCGTTCTACGAAGAGGTCCGCGCGCTCGTCGACGCGAAGCGCTCGGAGCTTGCGGCCGCCATGGGCGACATCAAGGTCAAGGTTCCAGGGATCGCCGTCGACGCGGTGCACTTCGAGGCAGAGAGCGCCGATGTAGAGGCGGACATGATCCTCATGCCGATCGATTGGGCGGGCGTGAAGCTCGTCTTCGTCGACGTGAGGCACGGCTCGCGCTTCGCGGGCGCCGCTCACGCGCTCGACACGCGCGGCTTCCAACCCTTCGCCGCCGGCGCGAAGTTCCAAGTGTGGGGGCGACGATGAGCGAGATCACGATGACGATCGCGCAGTCGAAAGCGTGGCGGCCCGAGCTTGAAGGCTACAGCGACGACATTCTTCCCTGGTATGACCGCCTCGCGCGCGACTGCTCTTACACCGCGCGCTTCCTCGAGCTCGGCGTCGCCCGAGGTCGCTCGCTCGCATTTCTCGCGCAGCGCCTCCGCCGCGAGAACAAAGGCGGCGTCGAGCTTTGGGGCGTCGACGAGTGGGCGCCCGGCTGGGTTCAGATCTCGCGCGATCTCTTTCGGCACACCTTGCCCGAGGAGCTCGACATGATCCGATTTGTGCGCGCGAGCTCGGAGCGAGCCGTGCGCCTATTCGACGACGGCTACTTCGACTTCGTCTTCATCGATGCGGATCACTCGTTCGAAGCGGCAAAGGATGACATTCGCCTGTGGCTTCCCAAGGTGAAGCCGGGCGGGATGATTTGCGGGCACGACTACACGAGCGATGCGCCGGGCGTCGTGAAAGCCGTCGACGAAGCGCGAGCGCGGCACGAGTGGACGGACTTCGCCGTCGACGGAACGGTGTGGAGCGCGAGGCCGCAGATCCACGACGCAACGGAGGCTGCGGCGTGGAGGCAATGGGCAGCGAACAATCTCACGAGGTCGACATGAAGATCGCAACGTCAGTGGTGCACGCGCCGTGGATCCCCGAGCGCGCCGAAACGATCAAGCGCCTTCGCGAATCGCTCGGCGTCGACGCGCCTGGCAGTAGCGAAATCGAAGACTCCACAACGCCGGTTGGCCCGTACCACGAAGAGACGATCCGCGGGCCGTCGTGGATCTGGCAGGAAGATCAGTTTCGATGGTTCGCGACGACCGACGCGGACGTCTTCTTCGTCACGCAAGACGATCAGCGCACGCCTGGAACGAAGCTCTTTTGGGAAACCATGATCGCGATGCTCGACGGGAGCGGCGCAAAGGTGATCTGTTTCCACGCCGGCCTCCCCGCGGCACGGACGCTCTTCGCCGCCGGCGAGGTCGCCTACACAACGGTCGACGGACTCGTCGGGCAAGGCTTCGCGATGCGGCGCGACGTCGCGCTCGACTTCCAAAGCTTTCGAGCGAACGAGCTCGTCGCCGGCGCGTACGATTGCAGCGCGCTAAATTCGTTCACGCGCAGCGAGGACAACCTGATCGCGCTCTTCTGTATGACGCGCGGGATCAAGATCTGGCACCCGATCCCAACGATCATCGATCACGATCTCTCGCTCCCGTCGACGAATGAGGGCTACGACGCGCACCTATACCGATCGTCGCAAGTCACGTGGGAAGACGCGAGGCGCACCGATCACAAGATCGTCTGGAACAGCCCCGACCATTGGGCGAAGCCGCCGATCCATCTCGGGATGTTCTACGCACCCGGGCATGGGGTTCACATGCACGCGCCGATCATGCTGCGTGATCGTGAGCTTGGCGCGGAGATCGCCCGCGAGATTGCGAAGGACGTTTGCCCGCTTCCGTATCGGCGCTTCTTTCATCGGCTCCAAGCGTCGGGCGAATGATGATGGTCGCGCGCGTCGAGAAACCGAAGCCTCCGAAGAACAAGCGCGGGCTGAAACGTTCGGAAGGCTCCTACCGTCTCGCGCGCCTCGGGCTCACGAACAAGCGGATCGCCGACGACCTCGAGATCGAGCCGTCGACGGTCGGGCGATGGATCGGCGCGGAGACACGACCGACGCCGAAGCAACGCGAGGAGATCGCCGCGCTCTACCGGATCGAGGCGGGCGCGTGGGAAGTGCCCCGCGTGAACGCGCTCGAACCGAAGGCGAAGGCGAGGCAAGACGGCAAGGCGCGTACCGCCGGCGAGATCCTTCGGGAGATCCTTGCGGAGAAGCTCGAAGAGCTCCGCACGCGGACGGGCGACTTCGCCGCGGCGACGCCGAAGGAACAAGTCGCCATGTTGCAAACGGTCGCCGGGCTCTATTTTCAGGTTCAGACCTCGCTCGACGAGCGGGAACAGCTCGCGATGCTGATCGGCCTCTCGGCATGGGCTCGGATGAAGCGAACCCTCCTCGAGGCGCTTCGCGGGCACCCGGAGGCGGCGGGCGCCGTAGTGGAGGCGCTCCGATCGGCGGAGCTTGGGGGGTAGTCCGCCCCCGGAATGCAATCGCGCGTCCTAGGGGCAAGCCCGCTCGAATGCGGGGCGGTGTCAAAGTTGCACCACGCATTGCAAGTTTGTGCGCGGCGCTCCGCAAGCCTTGCGGTGTACCTCTGCACGGGTGAGCCAAGCCGGCGTCCATGAGTCGCTTTCGCCGCGTCATCGGACGCGGGGCGGAACGTATGCCCGACGACGGGAGCCGTCGCTCGCGCTCGACCTCGCCGAGGCGCTCGAGAGCATCGCCGGCAAGCGCTGGCCCGATCTCCGATACGCGAACGACCCGGTCGGTTTCGTCGAAGAGATCCTCGGAGACTCCCCGACCGCAAAGCAGATCGAGATCCTCGAGGCGGTGCGCGACTGCAATCACGTCGCGATCAAGTCGGGTCACAAGGTCGGCAAGTCGCGCGTCGACGTATGGCTCGCGCTTTGGTGGTTCTGCACCCGCGTCGACGCCCGCGTGCTCTTCACGTCGAGCGCCGAGCGGCAAGTCGACAAGGTGCTGTGGCGTGAGCTCGTGCTCGTCATCCGTCGCTCGGGCATCCCGCTCGACTGCCGACCGGCGGAGCACGCGAAGACCGGGCTGATCGCGCCCGACCTCCGCGAGATCGTCGGGCTCTCCGCGCGCGAGGCCGAAGCCGTCGCGGGCACGTCGGGCGTTGCAGTGCTCTACCTCGTCGACGAGGCGAGCGGGTGCGCGGAGACGCTCTTCGCCGCCTTCGAAGGCAACCTCGCCGGCGGCGGGAAGATGGTTCTGACCTCGAACCCGACGCGCACGACGGGGAAGTTCTTCGACGTCTTCCAACCCTCGGAACAAATCGAAAACGGCGGCGAGTGGAAAACGCTCAGCGTCGCGTCGACGGAAACGCCGAACGCGATCAGCGGCGAAATGCTCGTCCCGGGTCTCGCGACTCGCGAGTGGTGCGAGGCGCGCAAGGCGGCTTGGGGCGAAGACTCGCTCGATTACAAGGTCCGCGTCCTTGGGCAGTTTCCGACGAACGAAGAGCGGAAGATGCTCACGATTCACCAGATCAACGAAGCCGTCGATCGCTACGAAGAGACGCCGGCAACGGGCGAGCTTCGAGGCGGGATCGACGTTGCGGGCTCGGGCCCGAACGGAGACGAAACCGTGTGCGTCTTCCGCCGCGGGAAGAAAGTCGTGAGGATCGCGCGCTACCGCTCGATCACGGTCGCTGGCTTGCTCGTGAACCTCCGCGCTCACCTCTTGGAGCTCGCCGAGGGGTACAGCGATCGCGAGCCGCCACGCATCGCCATCGACGCCGAGGCGTTTGGCTTCGCGACGTACGCGCACATTGCGTCGTGGGCCGCCTCGAGCACCGACAACGCGCGCGAGATGACGGTCGTAGGGATCCACGCCGGGCACCGTGCGCAGCGCGCGCCGGATCGCTTCGACCGCGTGCGTGATGAGCTCTTCGCCGCATGCGAAGAGTGGGTCAAGGCTGGCGGAGCCATCCCGCCCGACCCGAAGCTACAGCAAGAACTCCACGCGCCCGAGTGGCACGGGACGCCGAGCGGCCGCGCGAAGGCGACGGACAAAGACACGCTGCGCAAGATCCTCGGGCGCTCGCCGGACAGCTTCGACGCGCTTTGCCTCGCGTGCTGGGAACCCGACAACGTTGAAGCCATCGTCGCGCGCAACGTCGCGGCGAACGCGCAAGAGGCCGCGGCCGCGGCAACGCGCCGAGTGCCACGGATGGATCCGTACGCCGCCGAAAACGCTTGGCGAGGGAACCGCTGATGGGCTGGCGTGAATCAGTCGCGGCGCTCCTCGGGATCTCGACGTACGAGGCTCCGCCGTCGGCGCTCCCGACGATCGGCGACAAGACGATCGAAGAAGTGCGCAAGGCCTTCGGCGGGAACCTCTATCCGCTCTCGATCACGAAGCTCAAGTGGTACCTCGCCGATCTCGAGAGCGCGCAAGGCGCCGCGGACAACGGAGAGCTCCAACCCGCCGCGCTCCTCTGTCAGGCGTTCCTCGGCGACGGCGTTCTCGCCGGCCTCATGTCGACGCGAACCGACGGGCTCGTGAGACTCCCGAAGCGCTTCTACGGGCGCGCCGACATGTGCCAACGCCTCGAGGGGCGCGAGGGTACGCGCGGCGTCTTCGACGACATGTGCCCGAAGTCAGAGCTTGCGCTCCTCGCGAAGGACGGGATCGACCTCGGCGTCGCGATCGGCGAGCTCGTGCCCGTCAAGGGTCGCAACTTCCCCGTGCTCGTGCGGCTCGACCCACAACACCTGGTCTACAGGTGGAACGAGTCGCGTTGGTATTACAACTCGATCGTCGGCTTGCTCCCGATCACGCCGGGTGATGGACGCTGGGTTCTTCACACGCCGGCGGGCCGCGTCGCCCCGTGGCGCAACTCGCTTTGGCGTGCCCTTGGGCAAGCTTGGATCGACAAGTCCCACGCGAGGCTCCATCGCGCGAATTGGGAGGCGAAGCTCGCGAACCCCGCACGTGCGGCCGTGTCGCCGCAAGGCGCAACCGTCGCGCAGCGCGGCGGGATGCTCGACCAGCTCATCGCGTGGGGCATCAACCAGTGTTTCGAGCTCCCGCCCGGCTGGGACGTGAAGATCATTGAATCGAACGGCCGCGGGTATGAATCGTTCGGCGAGACGATCGATCGCTCCGAGCGCGAGATGATGATCGCGATCGCCGGGCAAACCGTCACGACCGACGGCGGCGCCGGCTTCGCCAACGCGGACATTCACAAGTCGATCCGCTCCGACCTCATCGATTCAACCGCCGAGGGTCTCGCGCACACGATCAACACGCAGGTGCTCCCGCAATGGGTTGTCGCTCACTTCGGGATCGACGCGCTCGACGTCATGTCGATCATCGCGTGGGATACGAAGCCGCCGAAGGATCTCAAAGCGGACGGGGAAGCGCTCAAGACGTTCGGCGAGGCGCTAGGCGCCGCAAACGAGGCGCTCCAAGTGTACGGGATGCGCATCGACGCGCGCGAGCTCGCCACGCAGCAAGGCGTCCCGCTGCAACGCCTCGACGGGACGCCGCTCGACGCGGAGAAAGAGCTCCCGCCCGAAAACGAGCCGCAAGATCAGACTGAAGCGCGTGCCGCGGTCATGGCAACGGTGCACGAGCTCCGTAGCGTGCTCGAGCGCATCGAAAGAGTGAGGATCGCGGCATGAGATTAGGAAGCGTCGCCTCCTACGCTCTGATCGTCGCAAAGGCCTCCGACGATGCGAAGCGCGATCTCCACACGATGACGATCAGCGCTTCGAGCGACGTCGAGCGCTCCGAAGACGGCGTTCCGACGGCGTTCCTGATCTGGCACGAGGGCAGCAACATCACGGACCACGGCGAACACTTCTTCACGAAGGAAAGCGCCAAGACCCTGATCGCTTCGGCAGCCGCGCGCAAAAATCGTTTCTCGATCGACGTCGACCACATGTCGCTGAACGAGAAAGCTCCGCCGGAGAATCACAAAGCCGTCGGATGGTTCGACATCGAAGTTCGCAACGGGAACCTGTGGGCCGTGAACGTGGAGTGGACGGACGCCGTTCGCTCGGGCTTCACGAAGAGCGTTCCCGAGTGGAAATACTTCTCACCGGCATACGAGACCAAAAAGAAGACGGGCGAGATCGCGCGGCTCCTCAACATGGCCGTCACGAACAACCCCGCAACGTGGGACGTCACAACGCTCGCAACCTCGAGCACGGAGAAGACAATGGAAGACTACGACAAGATGTCTCTTGCCGAGTGCATCGCCGCTTTCGGCGAGCAAAAGGACGAGAGCAAGAAAGCCGCGCTCAGCAAGGCGATCCGCGCGAAGTTCGCGGCGGCGTTCCCCGACGAGGGCGAGAAGAAGGACGAGCCGAAGAAGGAAGAGAAGAAGGCTTCCGACGGCGAGGAGAAGAAGGAAGAGAAGAAAGCCGCCGAGCCTCCGCCTCCCGAAAAGAAGGAAGAGAAGAAGGCGAGCGCCGACGACGACGAGAAGAAAGCAGAGTCGATCGCCGCGTCCGCGCTCACGAAGTTCGAAGCGGGCAAAAAGGCCGCCGAGGAGAAAGCGCAGCGCGATCTCATTCTCGCCGCGCTTCCCGAGGGCGACCGGGCGACCTACGCCGACTTTTCGCTCGAGCAACTCTCGCGCGTCGTGAAGCGACATCACGCGAGCGTCCTCGAGAACTTCGCCGCCGCGGGCACCGCCGTGCACACGCTCGGCAAGGGCGACGAGAACACGCGCAGCGGCACCGCCGAGACGTCGAAGCAGACCGTCATCGATGAAGGCGGCAACGCGATTTCGCTCGCCACGTTCCTCGATCGCAAGATGGGCACGATGCCCAAGGAGACGTGGTTCACGCGTGAGAGCGCGGATCGCAAGTTCCAGATGAACCCGAACGCGACGCCCGAGGACGCAAAGCGCTACCTCGCCTCGCTCGCCGCCGAACAGAAGAAGGGCGCGACCGAAACGGAAGCGCTGCAACGCGTTCACGCCAACCAGAAAGGGATCGGACAATGACAGCGCTCGCCGCCGATCTCCTCGTCTCTTCCGAGGCGTGGAGCTATCGACAGTTCACTCTCAAAGCCGGACAGCTCGCCTACAAGGGCGGGACCGCGCTCCTCAAGCTCGCCGACGGCAAGGTCTACACGGCCGTTTCCGGGACGGGGTACTCGTACCTCCTCGGGATCTTCGCCGAGCACAAAGACGCGACCTCGGCGGGCCCGCTCGGCTCCGTCGACCAGCCCGTCAACGTCGATCTCCTTCGCGAGCGCACGCTTCTCTGGCGCGCGAACGACGGGACGATCACCGCCGCGAACGTCGGATCCGTTTGCTACGTCTCGGACGATCAAACGGTCTCGATCAACTCGACGAACCAATCGCGCGCGGGCGTGATTCTCGCCGTCTCGGCCACCTACGGCGTGGCGTTCGAAATCGGAGCACCCGGCTGACGCCGGCGTGAAAGGAAAAGACAATGCCCATCGTAGACGCATCTTTCGTATTCGACTTCGAGTCGCGCCTTCGGGTGCAACAGACGAACGAGTACGCCCGCATGTTGGCGACGCTGTACTTCCAGCGCTTCACCAAGATGATGACCTCCGAGTCGAAACAGGAGGTAATCGGATGGTTGCAGGACTCCGCGTTCATCGAGTCGCAGGGGCTGGGCGGTAACGTCAAGTTCGACGACATGTCGATGATCGAGCAGACGATCGTGAACAGCGACGCCGGCAAGGGGCTCCGAGTACGCAAGCAGCAATTCGAAGACCTCGACGGTAACGGCGTCGCGGTCGGTACCAAGTGGGTGCAGAACATCTCCGCGTTCGGCGCCTATTGGCCTCAACAGCAAATCATGTCGATGGTCAAGGCGAACACGGCGACGTGTTACGACGGGAAAAACCTCTTCGTCGACACGGAAACCGTGAGCTCCGCCGCCACCGGCGCGCATCCGTTCAACCCGAACAACACGGCGCTCGGAGCCTTCGCCAACTGGTTCACGGGATCGGCAAGCGGCACGCAGGGGTACCCCGGCGCTTGCCCGATCGACGTGACGAACGCGTCGACGATCGAGACGGCGCGAAACAACCTGAACAAGGTGTACGCGTACATCGCAGGCGCGATCAAAATGCCGAACGGCATTACGCCGCGCTTTCTCAAGCCCACGCTGCTCGTGCATCCGCCCGCTCTCACGGCGCGAGTGGCCGAGACCACGGACGCGAAGTTCATCGCGGCCGCGGCCGGGAGCGGCGGCGGTTCGCAGGACATCGAGGGCTTGATCCGAAAGTACGGATTCGGCGAGCCGATCGAAGCCCCCGAGCTCAGCGCAGCCAACGGAGGCTCGGACACGACGTATTACGTCGTGTGCGAGCAGATCGCGAAGGCCGATCAGCTCGGCGCGGTCGTCTACCAAAACCGCGAACCGTTCGCGATCCAGTTCTACTCGGGCATGGGCTCGGCAACCGGTCTCGACGCGATCCTCTACCGCGCGCAAGAGCTCCAATGGCTCACGCACGGAAGGAACGCCGTAGCTCCCGGACACCCGTTCATGATCTATCGGGTCGACGCGACCTAACCCTGACCCTTCGAACCCCAACGGCCCGGCACCGCGTGAGCGGTCCGGGCTTTTGGGGTGAGAGGTCCAACCATGAAGATCACGAAAGAACAGCGCACGGTCGTCGCGGCACTCATCGGCGGCGGCCACAATGTGCAACTCGAGGCGCTTCTACCTGGCCTCCGCAAGCTCTACGCGCTCGCGGACGTCGACTTCACGCCCGAGCAGTGCGAAGCCGCTCAGATCCTCGCCGAGGATTGGAGCGCTCGGCGCGACGGCGACAAGAATCCCGCCGCGGCGCTCATGGGAGTGATCGCGAGCTCGGGCGCACCCGCTCCCGCGAGCAAGGCGAAGAAGTGACCGTCCAGAAGCAAACCAAGCAAATCATCGACGCACCCGCGCGCTGCGCGGTCGGCGCGATGGCTTGCACGCCGAGCGACACGCCCGGCGAGGCCGGAGCCATCCCGGGCAACACGGATCCGCAAGGGAACGTGCTGACGTCTTGGGGGCTCTACATCGGAGGCGCGGGAAGCGGGAATCTGACCGTGCTCATGGCGGACGGCACGGGCACCGTGAAGTTCGAAGGTCTCGCGGCCGGGCAATTCCTCCCGATCGCCGTCGCGCAAGTCTTCGCGACGGGAACCGACGTAACCGCCATCCTCTTTCTCTACTGACCCATGCCCTACCCCGTCCCCCTTCTGACCGTCGATCAGCTTCGAGCGCGGATTGTCATGCCCGCGGCGGACCTCCGCCGCTTGCAGGGGATTCAGTGGAAGAAGCCGACGCCCGACACGGCCGCCGGCATTCCGGTGCCCGAGACCACGATCGGGGTATGGGACGACGCGGGAGTACTCGAGCAGGTTCTGTTCGTGCCCGCCTCGGCGCTTGCGGCGGACCCCACCAACAACGCAACGCTGACCGTCTTCGATCGCACGGGCGGAGGCTCGCCGGTCACGCTCGCGCAGCTCGCGACCGACAGTCTTTCATGGTCACAAGGGGTGCCAGTTGTCGTTCCGATCTTGGAGAGTGCGATCGCAAGCGGCGATGCGCTCTCCGTCGAGATCGCGCAAGCCGCCTCGGGCGTTGCCGTGCCCGCCGGCGAGCTCTTTCTCGTCATCACGCCCAACTTCGTCACGACGACGATCGACGATCACACCGACAAGACCATCTCGCGCCTCGTGAAGCGCTACCCCGCACCGACGGCCGCGAACCCGTGGCCCGATCCCGTGGCCAACCTCATCATGCGATGGGTGACGAAGATGGTGGCGCGCGATCTCTTCGCGAAGCGCGGATGGTCGCCGCAAAGCGAATCCGATCGCGACGACATCGAGAAAGCCGCCGACACGGCCGAGGCCGAGCTCAAAGAGGCCGCCGACGGACAGAACGGTTTGCTCGAGCTCGCGCTCGCCGACGATGGCAACTCGAGCGTGACCGCCCCGACTCCGCTCTCGTACTCCGAGCAAAGCCCGTACACGGCGAGCCGTCGCCAGCGTTGGCAAGGCCGCAACGAAGACGAGAACACGCCGAGCGGAAGTGGTGGTGCATGAGCACGATCGAAGACTTCATCGCCGACATGAAGAAGCTCGGCACGTTCGACGAGGACATCGCTCGCCTCGCCGCTCCCGCCATCGAAGCGGCCGCGAAGAAGAACGTCGCCGCGGGCAAGGATCCCGAGGGGAAGCCGTGGAAGGCGAAGAGAGACGGATCGCAAGCGCTCAAAAACGCCGCCAACGCCGTGAGCGCCTCGGCGAACGGAACGGTCGTGGAGCTCGTCGTCGAAGGCGTGGAGGCGTACCACCAGCGCTTCAAAGAGGACGGCGCGCACCCGCGGCGACAGCTCATCCCGGACGAGGGCGATCCGATCCCGTCGTACATTGCCGACGCGCTCGACAGCGTGATCGCGCAAGCGAGGCCGCAATGAACGCGCGGCCGAATTTCAACGACTCCGCGCTCGTGCAGCTCACGCAGGACATGAGCGCGTTCCTCGTGACCTACTGGCCGGGCTATCCCGCCGACGGGCCGCCCGTGCTCTTCGGATGGCGCGAGCGTCAGAAGATGATCACCGACCCGCAAGGCGGAACGAATCGGATCATCGTCGTACCGGGCACGCTCGAGGGCGACGACGGCGATCCCGTCGGGATCGTCGGGCCGGGCGAATTCGAAGAGAACGCAGTGGGCAACGCGAGCGCGCGCGGGCTCTTCACGCAACCCAAGATCGTCACGTTCTGTCTTTGGGCCGGCGATCAGTCATCGCCCGACGCCGCCTTCGACGAGCTCGCGCAACAAAACGCGATCGAGCAAATGCAGGAATTCGTTTACCGCGCAACGAAGGGCTCGAACGCCGGCGGAGCGAATTTGCAGTGGAAGAAACACCGCTACAACCGCAAGCCCGCCGAGCTTCGCTTCGGCACCGAGTACCAGATGATCGCGGAAGTGGATTCGACGTACTTCGACGTCGCATCGAGAGTGATCGTTCCCGCGAACGCAGTCGTGAACAAGAACCCGTCGAGTTGAGAGGATCCCCCCATGCTCCCTAGCGTACAGCTCAACAAATTGAAGGCCGGCGTCGGCGTTCCGCCCACGCAAGACTTCGTAGGGATCGCCGCGATCCTCGCGCCGTGTCAGATGGGCCCGTCGACGCCGCAAGGCGCGACGAAGCCGACGCAAGCGCTCGCGACCTACGGCTACGGGATGCTGACGTCACTCTTCGCGGCGCTGCAACCGCAGGTGAACAAGCAAGCGGTCCTGTTGCGCGTCATTCCGTCGACGGCCGGCTCATACGGCACGATCGTCTACACGGGAACGGGCACGCTCGGCGGCGGCGGTTTCATTACGGGCGACATGAGCGTGACACCCCTCGACGATTTCCAGGGGCTCGCGCCCGGCGTCGCGATATCGTTCCTCACGAGCGGCACGACGGGAACGACGGGAATTCAGTATCAGTACTCGATCGATGCGCGAGACATTCTCGACCCGGCGAAGGTGTGGAGCGCTCCGCAACAGCTCGGCACCGCGCTTTCGATCACCATCCCGAACACCGGCGTGAAGTTCGACCTCACGACGAACAAGACGGTCATCGGCGGCCTTGTCGGCGTCGGCGACTACTTCACATGTCCGTGCACGGGCCCGCGCCTCTCGGCGACGGACGTGAACACGGCGGTCGGGATCTTGCTCGCCGCGAACCTACCCTTCGAGTGCATCGTCGTGGCCGGCCATGACGTCACGTCGACGAGCCTAACGGACGTCGACACGGCGCTGACCGCATACCAGTCTCGCGGCCGCTATCGCATGTTTTCGATGGGTGCGAACCCGAAGCAAGGCGCCGCATGGGACGGAGTCGAGACGGAAGCCGCCTACCTCGCGCGCATGACGACGCTTTCGAGCGCGCTCGCCTCGATCAACGGGTGCGTCGCGGTCGACGCGGCGTTCATGACCGATCCGCAATACGGCGTCGACCTCGTGCGCTCTGCCAACTGGCCCTTCGTGATTCAACTCATGTCGATCGGGATCACGACCGACGCCGCAGAGGTCGATCTCGGGCCGCTCCCTAACGGGGTCCGGCTGTACGACGAGAACAACAACCCCGTGTTCCACGATGAGGACGCGAACCCCGGCCTCGACGATCAGCGCTTCGTCACGCTCCGATCGTGGTCCAACCTGATCGGTGCGTTCATCACGAACCCGAAGGCGATCAGCAACCCGGGCTCCCAGTACGTCTTCGCGCAATACATCCGAACCATGAACGTTGCGTGCACCGCCGGCTACGGCGCGCTCGTGCTGCTCATGTCGCGAGGCGTGAACACCGACCTCCAAACCGGGTTCATTCGAGAGGACAGCGCGCGCTCGATCGAGCAACCCGTCAACGATGCGATCAACGATGTCGTCGGCAACCTCGTCCAGACGGCCGCGTTCGCACTCTCTCGAGACGACGCCATGCCCCTCACAGGCGCGACGCTCACGGGCACCGTGGCGATCGTGATGCCCGTTTACATCAAGGGCTTCGTCGTCAACGCCTACTTCGAGCGCACGATCGTCGCGTCAACGCAGCCGGGCTTCGGAGCCTGATAGGAGTCTCGAATGGTTCGCATCGGTCGCAAAAAGTTCTCGTGGAACAGCGTGAAATTCCGAATCGGCGGCATCGCCTCGGAGCGGATCCGTAAAATCGGGTTCGGCGAAAAAGTGACGGACGAGCTCGTCTACTGCGCGAAGCGCGACGGCACGCCGATCGGTCTCACGGCTGGAAAGTACGAGCCCGACATGCTCGCGATCACTTTCCTCGTCGACGAGTGGCTCGGCACCGCTCCGACCTTCAACGGGATCGCGCAAAAGCTCCTCGTGCTCGCCGGCGGTACGCCGCTGACGATGGGGCTCTCGGACATCGAGCACGACGTCCAGCTCTCGCTTTACGAGGAGCTCGTCGGCGCGATCGACTTCTCATTCCCGCTCGTGCGGCCGGTCTCGCCCAAGATCGACTTTTCGGAGGGCACGACCGCGAGCGAGATCGAAGTCCAGTTCCGAGTCGTCAACCCGATCCAAACCAACGGGATGCAAGTCGCGAGCGTCGTCCGCTCGTTGACCATCTAAGCCCATGGCGAGCACCGAAGAGACAGAGGCTCAACTCCAAGCCATCGAAGAAGAGGAGCGCGCCGAGGCCGCACGCGATCGCGCTCGAGCAACCGCGAAGAAAATCGAACGCGCCGCGCTCAAAAAGGTGTGGGCGGAGAAGACCGGCGGCGAGGAGCTCCGCAAAGACGAAGACGGCGATTGGATGATGCGCGACGGGATCACGTTCACCATCGTCGACACACCCCGCGGCTTCTTCGTCTTGAAGAAAGCGGCGTCGATCATCTTTCATCGGCTCACGAAGTCGAAGTTCACGGACGCCGATCAAGAGGAGTTCTTCCGCTCGGTCATCGTGCAGCCGGCGGAGTGGGACGAGGTCGTCAAGCTCTTCGACGATTGGAAGGGCGCGAAAAGCCTACTGCTTGACGCCGGCGTCGCTCTCTACGGGACGCAGCTAAAGGAGCGCTCAAAAAAATAGATGAGCTTTACGGGAAGGCTCGCAAACATCCCGGTCTCGCCGCCTCGTGTGTCGTCAGTCTGTTTCGCGGGGCGGGAGACAAGGACGACGCCGACGACGAGGAGAACATCAAAGCGGAGGCCGGCGCGCTCCTACTGATCGGGAAGCTCGGGCTGTGCGACTTGATCGACGAAGACGACGAGGCCGAAGAGAAGGAAGAAGAGGAGGTCGAACATGGCGAGTAGAGCGGGAAGCCCGGCGAAATACTCGATCCAATTCGACTCTAACGCGAAGGAAGTCGGAGAAGAGGGCGCAAGCGCTCTCGACAAACTTCGTCGCCAGATCGGCGCGGCCGAAGCCTCCGTCAAGGGATACGAGAGCGCGCTGAAGCGAATGCAGCAAGGCTCCGTCGTGAACATCGACGTCGCGCGGCAGCTCAAAGAGAAGATCCAGCAAGAGAAGGACGCGATCGCGCAAGCGAGCGTCCAGATCACGAAGGCGGGCACGAGCTACGAGAAATTGACGGAGGCGCACAAGAAACTGCGCGCGGAGGCGGAGAAGAACAGCGCGTCGAAGCTCGCAAAGCAGAACGACGCGCTCGGGAAGGCGCTCGAGGGCGTAGGCGGGCCCGTTGCCGATCTGAAAAACAAGATCGGGAGCCTCGGCGATCTCATGACGAGCGCCGGCGGAGCCGAGGGGCTCCTCGCGATCGGCGCCGTCGCCGCCGTCGCCGCAATCGCCGCACTCGGAGTCGCGATCGGAGTCGCTACCTTCAAGCTCGCGAGCTTCATCGTCACGGCGGGCGACATGTTGCGAAACCAGCAACTCATGCGCACCGCGTTCGATGGCTCCGAAGAGGACGCCGAGCGCCTCGGGAACCAAGTCGAAGAGCTCGCGCGGAAAATCAAAACGCCGCGCGAGGAGATCAACAAGATGGCCTCCGAGCTCACGCTCGCCGGCCTCGGCGGGCAAGAGCTCGTCGACACACTCAACGCCATGGGCCAAGCCGGCGCCGCGATCGGGCCCGAAGCGGCGAACAAGATCAAAGAGCTAGGGCTGCGCGGAAAGAACACGGGGCGCGCTGGCCTCGGCGCGACGGAGCTCCGAGACGCGAACCTCGGGTTCCAGTTCAAAGACGTCGCCGGCGCGATCGCGAAGAACCTCAACGTCCCGCTCGAAGAGGCCGGTCAGGCGCTCGTCGAGAACCGCGTGAAGACCGATGACTTCGCGAAGGCGCTCGCGGACGTGACGAAATCGAAGTTCGGCGGCGTGAACACCAAAAACATGTTCTCGCTCGACGTGATCTTCCTCAAGGCGAAGGAAGCATGGGAGTCACTCACGAAGTCGATCAACCTCGAGCCGCTCCTCGCCGCGTTCAAGGATCTGGCCTCCGTCGTCGATCAAAGCAACGAAGCGGGCGCATCGCTGAAACTGCTACTCGAGGGCTTCGGCGGCGGCCTCGTCGACAGCGTGACCACGACGGAACCCGTGATGAAGCAGTTTATCGAGGGAATGATCCTCGCCGCGCTCGACCTCGAGATCGCCTATCTCGACCTGCGATTGCAGCTCGACGACACATTCGGGAACACCAAGATCTTCGACAACATCGACGTCATGACGGCCGCGCTCAACGCCGGAAAGTTCGCCGCCATCGCGATCGCCGCGACCTTCGCCGCAATCGCTACGAATGTCGCGCTCATCGTTGCGAGCGTCGTCGCTCTCGGCGCCGCGCTCTACAAGGCGGTCGAGCTCGCCGGAAAGCTCGCCGAGGCGGTCGGGCATGATCAGAAACAAGCGTTCGGCTCCCTCTCCCCACAAAAGCCCGGCGAGGGTCTCGTGAACAATGCCGTGAACTTCGCTACGTTCGGGCTCGCGGGGCACGCGGAAGGCGGAGTCGTCGAAGGCATCAACACGCAAGGGCTCGCAACCGTGCGCGCGGCGCCCGGCGAGGGGCTCGCGTCGATCGGCAAGGGTGAACGCATCGTGCCCGCCGGCGGAGGCGGCGGCGGCGGAGGCGTGAACGTTGAGGCCGGCGCGGTCGTGGTGCACTACAGCGGCAAGGCGAGCGGCTCCGAGCTCGAAGGGATGGTCACGCAGGTTCGCGCCGCGCTCGTGCAAGTCGCCGAGGAGATCAATCGAAAGCGCGGCTTCATGCCCGCCGCGGTCGGAGGCTCGACCCCGTAATGGTCCGCACCCGTCAGAACCCCGTGACGTCTTTCAACGTGCCGATCGTCGGAGATCCCGACGGACGTTCCGAGGCGGACGCGCTTCGCATCGGCGCCGACTGGACGCCGGGCGTCATGACCGTGAAGAAGCACGGGATCCCGTTCACGTGGCAGAAACAGAAGGGCTGGGGGTACTCGGGCGCCTATCTGATCTTCACGGGCTTGGATCTCAACGTCTTCGAGACCACGTTCGAGGTCACGCGCCAAGATCAGATCGACGCATGGGCCGCGTGGGCGAAGAAGTACCTCGTCAAAGAGCCGCAACAGAAGCAACTCAACTCCGCGTTTCTTCCGAACGTCCCGCGGCCGAAGGCGCTCGGCGTCTACCATCCGTTCCTCGCCGAGGTCGGGATCACGATCATCGTGCCCGAGTTCATCGGGGGTTGGACGGCAGTAGGGCAACCGCCGCAACGTTGGACGAAGACGATTCAGTGGTCGCAGTGGAAGGGCCCGAAGCCGGCGCTCGGGAAGCCGAAGGCGCCGATCCCCGATCCGAAAAAGGTTGCGCCGACGGCGCTCGACGCTGCCCAACTTGAAATGCGATCGAAGCGGCAAGACATCGAAGCGCGGCTCGCCGCGAGAGCAAGCGGGCACCGATGAGCATGCAGCTCGGCACGCTCACGGTAGTGAAATGCGTTCTTCTCATGGGATGGACGGGCCCGTGGATCGCTGACCTCACGCTCGACGACGTGAACCGTACGGATCCGCTACCGACGGGCCAGCAAACGCTCACGATCGCCGGCGTGACGTTCACGGGCACGATCGATCCCCGAGGCACGGGCCATCTAGGCGACACGGCACGAGCTCGCCTTGTCGCTGGCGCGAACGGATGGGGGAACATCCTCGTGCCCGAGCCGTTCCACAATGACGCATCCGTCGGCGTCTCCTCGTCGACCGTGCTCGCGAAGATCGCCGGCGAGATCGGCGAGACGGTCGTCGACAGCTCGCCGGTCAACTACGCAACCGACTTCGAGACCTACGCGGGCCGCGCCTCGCAAGTGCTAGACGGTCGCGACTGGTACGTCGATCAGAACGGGATCACGCAGGTAGCGCAGTGGCCGAGCTCGACGCCGACGGATGATGTGATCGTGCTCGAGTACGATCCCCTACAACGCCGCGCGACGTTTTCGGCGGAGCCCGGCACGATCGTGTGGCCGGGAACGGTCTTCGTAGACTCACGTTTCGAGACGATCACCGCGCGGGACGTCGAAATGGTCTTCGACGCATCGGGCATGCACGGCGTGATCTGGCATTCGGCGAGCGCGGTCGGGCGCCTCGACGGCGCGCTCGAGGCGCTCGTCATGGGCTTCGCCGCTCCGAGCCCGCTCCTACAGACCTACCGCTACCGCATCGTCACGCAGTCGAGTGACGGCCGGCTGAACCTACAGCTCGTTTCGAAGTCCGCCGGCGTTCCCGCAAAGCTTCCGTTCGTGAACGTGATGCCCGGGCTTCCGGGAATGGCGGCGACTTGGACGGGAGCACAGCAAGGCCTGATCGTGCTCGTCCAGTTCCTCGAGGGCAGCCCGACGCTTCCGCGGATCGTCGGCTTCGACGGCCGCACACCGACGACGCTCGCGCTTTCCGCCGCGCAAGAGCTCGATCTCTCATCGCCGCTCGTGAAAGCGGGGATCCCGGCCTCGGCGCAAGCCGTCACGTTCGGCGCGGCAACCATTCAACTCCAAACGATCCTGACTGCTTTTTGGGGAGCGATGAACGGGGATCCTCTCTTGCCCGCGTTGCTTCCGGCGACGTATGCGGGCGTGCAAGCGGCCGTCGCTTCACTTGCGACGCTCGTCTCGACCTTCCCGCTTGAGGGACAAACGCAGAACTTCGAGGGCTCATGAGCAACGCGACGCAGTATTGCCCGGATCTCCTCTGGACCTTCGGCCCGAGCGGCGACGACATGAGCCAGTTCGCGACCGAAACCGAAACGGTCGAAGATCAGATCGAACAAGATTGCATGCACGTGCTCGAGCAAGAGATCGGATCGAACCCGGACGACCCGACGCGCGGCGTCGGGATCTCCGCCGTCTCGTCGAAGATGCTCCAACAGAACGGGCAAGGCTTCGTCGCGGCCGCGGAGAATATGCTCCAAGCCGACGATCGTGTGGACTCCGCCGTCGCAACCGTGCAAGTCACGGTCGACCCGGACGGGAGCGCGAAGACGACCATGAACGTCACGATCCAAGTGGACGACGGAACCCTTCAAACGTCGGTGCTCGCCGGCGGGGTAGGTGAGTGATGCTAACGATCGGCGAGCTCACGACGGCGAGCACGACCACGCAGATCTTCAATTCGATGATCGCTTGGCTCGTCTCGCAAGGTCTCCCCGCGAACCTTTGGCGACCCGGCGGCGTGGCGCGCTCGATCCTCATGGTCGTGGCCGTCACGTTCGCGATCTTGTCGGCGCTCATCGCTGACTTCGCCGCCGGCGCGTACCTCGACACGTCGACGGGCGACTGGCTCACGAACCTAGCCCTCTACGTTTACGGCGTCTCGAGGCCGCAAGCGACGTACGCGACGGGCACCGTGCTCGCGAGCAACTCGAGCGGCGGGACGTACACGTACCAACCAGGCGAGTGGCAGGTCGAGACCGATAACGATTCCGAGAACCCCGGTGTCTTCTTCCTCAACACGGCCGCGTTCACGCTCGCGCCCGGCGCCTCGCTCGTGCCCGTGCCCGTGATCGCAACCGTGCTCGGGAGCGGTAACAACGCAGCGCCCGGCGACGTGATCGTCGTCGTCGCTCCCGACAGCGGCGTGACCGTCACGAACACGACGGCGATCGTCGGGCAAGACGCGATGAGCGACCCGAACCTCGTTCTGCTTTGCAAGGCGAAGCTCGGCGCGCTTTCGATGGCGGGACCTCGAGGCGCATACGAGTACGGGATCCAGACGGCTCTCGACAACGGGTCGCCCGTGAACGTGAACCGCTGGTCGATCTCCCCGTCGAGCTCAACGGGGATCGTCCAGGTCTACCTCGCCTCGCCTTCGGGCATTGCGAGCGCCGGCGACGTCGCCGCGGTCGCCGCGAACCTTCAAGCCGTCGCGGTTCCCGACTGCGTGACGTGCCTCGTCGACTCGGCGAGCGTCGTCGACTACACGAACACGCTGACGGTGTGGGCGATCACGACGCCCGGGTTGAGCGAGTCGATCCTCTCCGATCAGGTCAACGCGGCGCTCATCGCGTTCGTCTCCAACTACTACGTCGGCGGACTCCCGAAGCCGCCGAGCTCGCAGGGGTACCTCTACGCCGAGGCGATCGACGCGGCCGCGACGGCGGCGAACCCGGCGATCTTCGCGATCGATAACAGCGAGGGAGACCTTCTTCTGAACGCCGGCGAGGTCGCCGCGCTTGCCACCACACTGATCGTGCGGTTTGTCACCGCTCCCACGTCATGAGCGATCCGACCTCCAAAAGCTTTATCGCCGCGCTCTCGGCGCGTGTGCCTGTTTGGCTCACGCGCCCCGTGGGTTGGAAGTTCCTCACGACGATGGTCTTCCTCGCCGACATTGGCTACGAGACGCTCCTTCAAGCTCTCTATGCGCGTTGGCCTGGCGTCGGGACTCCGACCGCGCTCCCGCTGATCGGTCAATCACGCGGGATGATCCAAGGGATGACGGAGACGATCGCGGCGTTCTCGTCGCGCCTCATTCAATGGCTCACGCTTTGGCAGACCGCGGGAACAGCGCTCACGCTCGCGAAGATGGTCCAAGCGTACGTCGCCGGAAATCCCAAGGTGATCGTCGTGAATCGCTACGGCGTCATGACGACGCTAAACAGCGACGGGACGAACACGGTCAACTACGCGAGCGGCTGGGATTACGACAGCCTTTCGAACCCCGAGCGCGCGGGCTTTTGGTCGGAGATCTGGATCATCGTGTTCGTCCCGCCGTGGCCGATCGCGTCGGCGACGTACCCAGCGTGGTATTGGGGCGTGCTCAACGTGAACGGTTGGGGGCTCGGTTTTCAGATCCCGCGTGTCGACGTCGACGCCATTCGATCGATCGTCGACACGTGGAAGAGCGCGCACACGTACGTCCGCGGCCTGATCTACACGTACGACTCGACGCTCTTCAATCCCTCGGACATGACGACGATGCCAGATGGGACTTGGGGGCAGAACAGCTACGCGGCCGCGCCTCCCTACCGCACGCGCAGCGGACGCCCGCGCTCGTGTCGCTTCGTCCAACCCGAGGCCGATCCAAACGACTACCACGTGATTTACGGAGACTGAGCCATGCCTTCCCCCTACACCGGCAACCCCGACAACTGGTCCGATCCGATCGACGTACCGGACGACTCCGATCCGCCCGATGCGGCCGACATCGGGACTCCGATGGAGGCGCTCATCGATGACGTAGCCCACCTCGCGCAGGGCGGCCTCGCCGGATCGCTCGCGAACATTGCCGCGCTCGAGGCCGTGAACACGACAGGGATCGCGGCGGGTTCGTATCGGTACGTGATCGGCTTCGGTCGGTACATCCTGAACAAGTCGACCTATGCGACGTTCTTCGCGGACGGTGTGATGGTGGTCGCACCGACGACGGGCACGGGCCGTTGGCTCGCGCTCGACTCGGAAGCGCGGCTGCAATACGTCGTCTCGTGGACGAACCAACCCTACCCCGGGGTAACGTGGCCGTGTCCTCCGACGCTGAACGAGATCGAGATCACGATCGAAAACTCGGGCGGAGGCGGAGGCGGAGGCTACGGCGGCGTCGCCTCGGGAACGACCGCGCCTTCGGGCGGAGGCGGGGGCGCAGGCGGCCGTCGCGTTGTCGGGCGCTACCTCACGAACCCCGGAGGCAATCACGCGGTCTTCGCGGACGGAGGCGGGGCGGGCGGAGCGGGTGGTGCGGCGCTCAACCCCGGCGCCGACGGTTCGGACGGCGGAGCGAGCGGTATCTCTCGCACGGGGCCTGTGCAGTTCATCTCATCGGGCGGGATGGGGGGGAGCGGAGGCGGCGCGAGCTCGGGCACGGACACCGTTGTCACGCCCGGCGGCTCGACGGCGCCCGGAGGATCTCCGCATCAGGCGCCCTACAACTTCACCGGCAACTCGACGCTCTATCCCACGCGTGGGCCCGGATCTGGCGGGTATGCGCTCGACGGGTTTTCCGGCGCGGCCGCCGGCGCGGGTTCGCAAGCGGACAACTTCACGACGACGAGCTCGGAGGGGCTCGGCGGAGCGGCGGGAGCCGCGGGCGTCGCACACACGAACGCCGGCGGCCGCGGAGGCGGAGGCGGAGGCGGTGCGGCGCTCGGCAACGGAGGCTCCGGCGGAGCGGGCGGGAGCGGTGCAGCGTCTGGCGACGGCGGGAACGGAGTCGCCGGCGGTGCGGCATCGGGCAACGCGGGCGGAGGCGGAGGCGGAGGCGGAGGCGTCGGATCTACGGCCGTTGCCTCGACGGGCGGAGCGGGCGGAGCCGGCGGGCCGGCGACTGTTACAATCAGGGGGATCGCATGAGCAATATTCCCAACATCTCGCGCTTCGGTGTTGTCTCGGCAGTCCAGCAAGAGGGCGTCCCCGTCACGCCTCGAGGCAATCTCAGCTTCGATGGCTCCGCATTTGCGATTACCGACGATGCGACGAACGACACGACGCATATCACCGCAACGGTCGAAGCGTCGCAAACCGTCGCGGCCTCGAGCAGTACCTTCGCCGCCGGGCAGGTCGCTATGACCTCGAGCGGCGACGTTGTGCTCGCAGTAACGGCGAAGCAAGGCGTCTCGATTCTTCCCGCCGGCATCGCGATCACGGCCGGCGCACCGAACGACACGATCGTGATGGTCACGCAAGGCCTAGTCCCTCCGGGCGTCGTGAGTCTCGGAAACGGCTACGCGTGCAAGGTTGGGATCGATGCGTTGGGCAACCCGGTACGCGTGACCGACTCGGCGTGCGTGTCGGGCTTGAAGTACGTCGGGGTTTGCGACGTCAACGGGGCGATCTTCGTTCAGCCCGAGCTCGCGAAGTACATCACGCCGACCGACTACGGGATCATCGGCGACGGTGTGACGGATAACGCCGCGGCTCACGCGGCGATGCTCGCCGCGCTCAACGTGTTCGGGCAGCAACAGAACAAGCTCGAATATCCCGCAGGGAAGTACCTTTTTTCCAAGACGATCGGGCCGTGGCCCTTCGACATGCGGATCATGGGGCACGGAACGAGCGACTACGAAGGCCGCGGAGGTGACAGCGGCTCGAACGCGCCGCTCCCCGGCGGGACCACGTTCGTATTCTCGGGAACGGGTGTGGGTGTGCAGCTCGGGCACTATCTCGACTCCAATTCGCGCAACGGAACGATCTTCGAAGGCTTCGAGATCGCGGGTACGAACGAAGGCGGAAACGCCGACGTCGTCACGATGAGCGGCTCGCCGTCGATCACCGTCAACGGGACGGCGCGCACATACACACGGTCGACCGGCTCGTTCATCTCCGACGGATTCGCGGTCGGGCAAACGGTCTATTGGGCCGACACGTTTGTCAACTATCAGAACAGTTACAGACACACGATCGTCGCTCTGACCGCAACCGTCATGACCGTAAGCAGCACAGACATGTTGCAACCCGTGACGGAGACGCTCGCCTCTGGCGGCGCCTGTTACGCGAACCTCTACAACGATGTCGGGATCGAGTGTGTCGGCGACGTCGGCGTGCTCGTGCGCGACATTCGGATCGGCGGCTTCAAAAACAAGCTGTCCTTCGACGGGTGCGAGGCGTGTCTCGCGCTGAACATGCACTTCGATGGCGTGCAAGACGGGACGCACGGCTATCCCCTCACGGATCAAACCGAAGACCGTGGCGCCGATAGCGCCTTCGATTACCGCGTCGGCTCGTTCTATTTCACGAGCGGCACGAGCGGAAATAAGAACACGTTGCAACAAGCCAACTTCAACGGCGCCTCGAACGGCTGGTATGTGGCCGGCGATGGCGTCGACAACGTGATCCGAGATTGCGCCTTCGAGTGCGGGAAGAATTTCGGCCAAGTAGGGAATTGCTTCGGGCTCCGCATCCAAGACTGCTCGGGTGAGGGATCGACTGTCTCTACGATCAAATCGATCGGCACCGTCTACAATCTCACGCTCGACAACGTCACCGGGACAACCGACGTTCCTCTCCTTGACGTGGTCGGCGTGATCTATGGGTGCAGACTGACGGGGAACGATTGTCGGTTGATGACCGTTCCGCCCGTCTCGAACGCGGCGAACGTGATCGCGCTCACATGCACGGGCAACCTTCCGCCCGGCGGCTCGGGCTCCTCGGTCGCCGGTCAGATGCTCGACGTCGACCCGGCAAGCGCGGGCATCGTTGAAAGCTGTCTCGACGGAAGCGGGGGCGTGGGCGTCAACTGTCGCCCCAACACGCTCGCTGGCGTCGACGTACTCGGCGTGATCGGCGCGCGTCACAGCTCTAAGGCTGTAAGCAATGGCCTCAACTCGAACGTATCGATCTCCCCGACGCTCACGTCGTTCTTGCGCATCACTGGCCCAACGGGCGCCTTTGCGCTCGGCGGATTCGTCGGGGGCACCGACGGTGCCGAGTTGACGATCTTGAACACCACAGCGCAAGCGATGACGATCACACATGAAGACGCCTCGAGCACGGCCGCGAATCGGATCACAACGTTGACCGGAGCTGATGTCGTTCTGCCCGCACGCACATCGTCGGCGCGGTTCCTCTATGACGGTGTGACGTCGCGATGGATCTATCTTGACGCACCGGCATCAGCATCCACGTCTCCCGACGTCGGCGAGCTTCTTTCGCAAACGCGTGTTCAATACTGGTCAGGAAGCCTAGGAACGATCAGCGGCGAGACACCGGGTCTCAACTGCCTACTTTCGATCGGCAACTCGAACGTACAGCCACAAGACGCGACCACGCTCCTAGGGAGCTCTTCGCGTGGGTTTGCATATTCTGGATCGGGCGGTCCGGTGTGGCTCGGAAGCTACCTGATCACATCCAACGATACCGGCGCTGTGCTTCGAGGGAACGCGGCTGGGATCGGCGGGTTCACGCTGACCACGCGCTTTGGCATCGACTTCGTGGACCCGTCGCCAACCGTCTACGCCTTCGTGGGCATGCTGGACATGACTCAGGTGTCGACCGCTACCAACATCGATTGGACGACGCAGACCACGGTGCAAGCTGTAGGCGCCGGCTTCACGCTCACAGCTTCGGGCGGGGCCTTTACTGGCAACTGGAAGATCATCTCGTGCGACGGCGCAGCTGTGACCGTGGCCGACTCTGGCATCCCGATCGTTACGGGGAACTTGATCGAGCTTGAACTCGTCGCCACGCCGGACGCCTCGTCTATCGCCTGGACGCTGAACGATCTCACCGCGAACACGACGGCGAGCGGAACGATCACGACACATCTTCCGGCGAAAACACTTCCGCTCGCATGGCAATCCGGGATGACCGTTCACTCGGGCGGAGGTGGCGGATCGGGAAGCGTGTGGAGCACGGTGCGTTACACTTTGGAATCGAGCTACTGATGAACCTCGGGCTAGGCTTGGGACTGGGCTTTGGTGGTGTATCGGCTCCGGCGGTGTGGACTCCGCAAAAGATCGCCGGCGCGCTTCTGTGGCTACGCGCCGACCTTGGAGTGACGCTCGTGGCGGGCGGAGTCAGCGCATGGGCAGATCAAAGCGGTGCGGGCGACACGAACCGCAACGCGTTGCAGTCGAGCGCACCCGCGCGGCCGACGCATACGGCCTCGGACGCGTCCTACAATCACCAAGCGACACTCTTGTTCGTGGCCGCGAGCACGCAGTTTCTACAAACGGGCGTGTGGTCCGTCGCCCCTTCGCAACCATATTCGGTCTTCATCGTGGGGAACGACGACGCGGGAACGAACGAGACCTACACGGATGATCTCGCGCTCAATCACGCGGCCGTCGACATCATTTTCAGTCACTACAGCATGCGCGCCGGACTCCTCGCGTCGAGCGGGATCGCGCCCACTGGTGCTCCCCTGTTCTTGGGTGCCGTCTTTGAAACGACGACAAGCTCGATGTACGTAAATTCGTCCACGCCAGTCACCGGGCTTTCGTGTGGAATCGATGCGCCGACCGGATTGACGATCGGGTGTGGTGGTGACGGCGTGTCGGATCCGCTGAACGGCAAGATCGCCGAAGTCATCGTTGCACAAGGCGCGATCAGCGCGGGTGATCTTGCAAAGCTCGTCGCGTACGTCAACGCTCGATATGGGTTCACAATCGTATGAGACTCGTCATTCTTGTAGTCGACGACGAGCGGCCGATCTTGGAGGTGTTCCAACGCCTGATGCGGGAGCGCCACGAAGTCATCCTCGAACACGACGCGAACAGAGCTCTTGCGCGGCTCCTTAGCGAAGAAGAGATCGACGTCACGTTTCTCGATCTCATGCTCGGCAAGGGTCCGAGCGGCCTCGCGATCCTTTCGCAGCTACAGGCGCAAGCGCCGGCGCGCCTCGAGCGCATCGTGATCGCGACCGGCGCGCTTGGGATCCCTGGCGTGGTCGAAGAGCTTGAACGCTACCGCGCACCGACGACGGGAGAGTCGCTTCCCGTGATCGAGAAGCCTTACCGAGTGCCCGCGATCGATCGGATGATCCGTCCGTTCCTTACTTGCATGAAGCCGCGCGGACCGCGCTACTCCGTTCCGCCTCCGCCCGATACACCTCGCGCCCCGTACCGAGCGCGCGCAAACAGCGCTCCGCGCCTCCCGGATTACGACGAGAAGGAAATCTCAAAGGTCACGGAGCTTGCCGAGCAACACGAGCCGGTCGCTATGGCGATCAGAGACTTGCGAGAGCGCATGACGAAGCAAGAGGGACACTTCGAGGACAACGGGCCGGGAAAGCGCGGGCTCGTGCGGGAGATCAGCGCGAACGTCGAAGAGATCCGAAGCGGCTTCCGCTTCATCAAAACCGCGCTTCCCATCGTCGCGATCTTGCTCGGAGGCCTCGTATGGCTTGTATCCGCTCTGCAACCGAAACCCGAGCGCGTTGATTACGGCCGCATCACGCGCGAGGTGGCAACCACGCTAGCCCCGGCCTCCAGTCTGAAATAGACTCTGCCCAACCAACGAAAGAAGACGCACCATGGTTCTCTCCTACACAACGGTCGTGATCGCGCTCCTCGGCATTGTCGCCGGGTACGTCACGCAAGCAGTCAACACCGGCTCGTTCCTCGGCGTGATCACCGTGCCGAAGGCGTGGCTTCCCTACCTCACGCTTAGCGCGATCTTCCTCTCCGCTGGCGTCGCCTCGATCGTCGCCGCACCTGAGAAGAACGGGGCCGCATGGTTCGCCGCGCTCGTGGCGTCGCTCGTCGCCATTGGAGGCAACGTCGCCGGCGTCACCGTCAAGCAACACTTCGACGCGTACAAGCGTGCGCCGACTCCGCCCGCGAACGACAACGCAATCGCAGAAAAGAAAGCAGCCTGACCATGAGAACCCAAGCCGTCTACGGCGCACTCGTAAGCGCGTGCCTCGCCTTCGTCGTCGCATGTCCTCCGCCGGCGAATCTGCCGAACGTGATCACGAACGCGGCCGCGTGTGCCGTGGACGTAATCACGGACGTAACGCAGACCCCTACGCCGGCGCTCTTGGCGCAAACGCTCGCCGATTGCGGGCTCACGGCCGCCGAGCTCTACGCCGACATTGCGGCGCTCATCGCGAACGCGCAAGTGAACGACGCGGGCACCGTCACGACTCGCAAGGGCGCCGTCGTGAGCTCAGTCTACGTCTCCCATCTTCAACAGTGGCAAGCGCTACAGACTGACGCGGGTGCACAATGACGACGAAGACAGCGACGGCGAAGAAGAAGTGGCTCCCGAAACACAAACGATGGGTGCACTTCACGCACCGCGACACGATGCGCGCGAAGAAGACGCATCCCAAGTGCACGGCCTCGAGCGTGCCCACGACATCGCTCCCGGTCGATTGCACGGGCAACGCGACGTGCTCGTGCCCGATGCTCGGGAACGATACGTACGGCGATTGCGGGCCCGTCATGTGCGCTCACATCGATCAGATCCGCACGTTCGGGCAAGGGAAGCCCGGCTTCACGGAGTGCAGCGTCGATCAGGCCGCGCTCGTCGCGCAATACGAAGCCGTGAGCGGCGGAGACAACGGCACGGACGAGGACATGCTCGTCGCGACGGCCGAAGGGCCCGACACTCCCGCCGGCATTTGGATCACGGGCATCGCCGGCGACACGACGCAGACCGTTTGCGATCACATGGACTTCGACATCACGAACGGCCCGCTGTGTCAGTACATGATCGATCAGTTCTTCGCCGTGAACATGGCGTGGTCCGTGCCCGATGCGTTCCTTCAAGAGTTCCAGACCGGCGCGTCGTTCCTTTCCGCGATGACGCCCGATCCGAACAACGGGCACTTCACGGCGCAAGCGGACGTCGACGCGAGCGGCAACGTTCGCCTCTGGACGTGGGGCGGATGGTGCTGGGTATCGCCGGCGTTCATCGCGTCCGTGGATCCCCAAGCGTTCGTGACGTTCTCCGCGTTGCAGTTTTCGAAGGCAACCGGGCTCGACTCGCACGGCCGCCACGTGAGCGATCAAGCCGAGGCGTGGATCGCGCTCGGGGGCAACGCCTCGAACGTGAACCCGATCGTCGCGATGTTCCCGCCGAAGGCGGCCGCTTGACCGGACTACCCAAAAATCGGGAGCGCCTTGCGCGGCCTCTCGGGCTCGCCGCCGCACTGATAGCAGTCTCGTGCGGCGGCGGGCTATCACCTACGGACGTGACAGCCGTGAAGCAAGGCGCGCAGCTCAACGCGATGAGCTACGCCGAGCTCGACGCGGCGACGCCGGCGGCCGCGCTCGAGCGGGCCGCGTATTGCTCGGAGTGGGGGATCGCGAACCGTAACGGCTTCGTCGTCGTCGACGCCGGGATTGGATGTTCCGCACCGTGACACGGGACGAAGCGATCTCGAAGATCGTCACGCTGACGTCGCTCTCGGCGACGGATCTCGAGGGCTTTCTCGCCGCGACTCACGCCGAGCAAGAGGCGATGGTCGCCGCCTACACGACCGCTGGGATCGTTACGGTAAGCGCGTGGTCCGTCATCTTGAAGATCCTCGCCGAGGTCGTCGAGATCGCGAACATCCTTGTGCCCCTCGAGGGGGCGATCACGGGCGGGATCGCAATCGCCCAAGCGGCGAAGGGCCTGTGACTACGTCGGGCGGATCTTCGGGAACGATACGGCTCGACGATCCCGACTGCCCCAAGTGCGACGGGAGCGGAGCGAGCGCCGGCGAGATCACGTGCAAGCTTTGCAACGGTCGCGGTCAAGTTCGCATGAGCGTCGCAACCAAGTACAACTGGGAACACCGCGACGACGAGCGGATCCCGGACACTGAACCCGCACCGCCACCAAGCAAGGAGTGATCGCCATGGGACTCGCCGCACGACTGGGCAAGATGACTTTCAGTTACGAGTGGACGGACGCCGACGGCAACACGTTCAAGCCCGCCGCTCGAGCGACAGTGATCCCGTACACGATCGCATTGAAGGGGGAGACGCCCGTACTGGACGGAACCGCTGAAGGCACGGAGATCGACGTCTCGCTTCCGGGCATCGCGGCCGCGGCGACGTTCATCATGATCGAGAATCTCACGGGTCAACCGCTCGGGTGCGCGTGGGGCGGTAACTTCTCGCCCGATCTTCCGAACGGCGCGACCATGATCTACGCGATGCCCGCGGCGCCGTCGCAAGGCGGGATCACGGGGCTCCGTTTCTTTTTGCGCCAAGCCCAAGTCGGCGAAGGCTTGATCAGTTACGCGGCGCTCGGATCGTGATCCGCTGGCTCGGCGCCGCCGTCGTCGTCGTCTCCGTCTCCGGGTGCGCATCGACGGCGCCGGGCAACGATTGCCGTGCGTCGTGCGACGAGGCCTTCCCGCATTGGGCGGAGGTCACGAGCGGGGCGACGGCCGCGTGTGAGGCGGAAGGCGGCGAGCAGTGCGAGCTCACGACGGCGGAGCTTTGCGACGTCTTCGGCGGACGCTCCGACGGCGGAGCGTGCTCCGTCTTCGAGACTTGCCTCGAGCGCTGCTACTGACGTAGCGTCAGAGCCTCAAGGCCGGCGCGTGCGCTCACTCGTCCGGCCGGATCCTACACGCACCCTCCCATCGAATAGGAACCACGGCGGAAGCCGAATCGGTCCGCACACTCGAGCGCACGCGCCGACGCCGTCTCAGAACCAACGCCGGCGACGTCGACGCACGAGCGCCACGAGCGACGCCACGAGCAGGCCGAGGACGAGGAGCGGGCCGGCGAGCTCGGCGCGCGGATTCACGGGCACGAGCTCGCCGCGCTCGCGCAAAGCGTCGCCCATCGCATATCCGGCGTCACCTCGAGGGCTCACGAGACGCTCCGAGCGATCGAGAGGAGCAAGTCGCGGAAGGGGATCGGCGTTGCAAGTCGCTCCGCTTTGCCCATGCGTTCGGGCGAGCACCATTCTTTCCCGAGGCGCTTCGCGCGCTCGGCGAGCCATGCGTTACGAAGGCCGCGCTCCACCTGGCCCGCGCCCTTTTGCAGCTTGCGAAACCGTCGGCGCTCTTCCGCCGTGTGAAATCCGCCGTCGACGGCCGCGCGATCGACCGACGGACCCCACTGCAAGCTAGGGAGCGTTCGCACCTTGCATGCGTACAGCCAAGTCGCCTTACGCGCACGGTGCCCGTAATGACCTTGCTCGACGCAGCAATGCCATCCGATGAAATCGCCGGCGGCTTCCCATCCTACGAAGCGACGCGGAGCGAGGAGCCCGAAGGCGAGCCAAGCCTTAGACGCTTCGGGATGCTCCAAGACGCCCCCCCATTTGCGAACGGCCGCAATCGCCGCGGCGAAACATCCCCCATCATCGCCGGCGATGCGTCGCACCTTCGCGGACGGGCCGCCGTACCAGTAGCGTCCCCAACGCTCGCATGGGGGATGCGCGACAACGGGGTGCGGTCCGGGGTATGCGCGGGCGTCTCTCTTCGCGTCCCACGGGTCGACGTCGGGAAGGCCGGCGTACACGCCCGAAGGCTCTACGAAGAGAGCGGCGATCACTTGGGGCGCTCCGCCATCTCGATCCCATCACACGCCATGCAAGGCGGGACGGGCCCGCGCTTGACGTCCCACACTTGGAGGACGCCGCACGCCGGGCACGGCTCCCATGGGAACCCGCCGCGGAGCTTCGGAGGCGGACGCTTCTTCATCGGGACGCCTCCTTCGTCTTGCTCATCGCTTCGCTCCTAGCAGCTCTCGCAAGTCGCTGATCTCCGTTCGGGCTTGCTCAAGGAGCGTCGACAGCTCGTTCGCGTCTTTCGCGGCATGCTCCGCGACGCGTTGCGTTTCAACGTGCGCATCGCGCTCTGCCACGAAGCGCTGTTCCATTCCGCTGAGCGCGACGCGAAGCTGCGCGACCTGCGCCTCTAGATGGCCGATCGTCTCTTCGTTGGATCGGTTTGCGGAGCATGCGCTAACGAGCGCGTTAGCGAGGCGAGCGCGTTCCGACAATGGGCGCGTGCTTTGATCCTCCTCGGCCATGATCGCCTGTGCCTCTTCGAGCGTCGCGCTTACGGCGCTCATTGCGACACCGGGCAAGCGGCGACGCAGGACTCGTCCGTGCTCATGCACGCGGCCGCGGCGGCCTCCTCGCACTGCGTGAAGCAAGGCTGCTCGTCGAGACACGTGTGCGCGCACACGTTGTTTTGGTAGGTCTCGCACGGGGCGACGGCCTCGTCGCATGCGGTCGGGCACTCGTTCTCGGGCGCCGGCGATGGCGTGACGTTGCATCCCGAGGCGAGGAGGAGTGCGGCAAGCGTCGTGGTGATGCCAAGCCATCGCGCAATCGCGTCGCCCTTCGTCAGCCCGTGCTCGGCGCAGTGCGCTGCGAATTTGTCGCGCGCCTCCGCCGAGAGCGTGACGCAAATCATGGGGCGGCCGCTCTTCTCGCGAGCCTTGTAACTGTCGTGCGCGGCCTTCGTTGTCTTCTTCTTAGAGCTCATGGTCTTCTTCCTTTCAGGGTCCGTTCCAAAGTTCGATGAAGCGATCTCGAGCAGCGCGGTCTTCGCCGAAACGCTGGACGATGTTCATCCGTCGACCGTCCGCGGTGTACCGCACGGCGAGGTAGTCGTTCCCAACTGCGCGGGATCCGTTGAAACGGTTTGCCAACTCCGCGCGAAGTTTCGTGCCCGCGAGAACCTTCATCGTTTGCGTTGTCATGGTTAGAGTATATGCGCTCGGCGTGCCGTCGCATATGCGCGGCGCCAGCGCTCGCAAGTGTGCGATCACACGAGATCCGAGGCCGAACGGATGCGCATGTATATACGCACTGCGCACGTGCGTACCGCGTCGAGCGTTTCGCATATGCACGCGGTGGAGTGTCTTTACACGGGCTTGGACTCGCGTTCCCGATGGCCCGGCGCGTGCATATACGTAAGGCATGAACACGAAGGCCGACCGAAGCGTTGCAGCGTTCAAGGGCTGGGTTACTCGCTCCGAGCGCGACGAGGCCGTGACCGTGAACCTCGAGCCGTCGGCGGTGCTCCTTTGGAAGCGCACGCGCTCCGCCTTCAAGGGCACCGCGCAAGCCCGCGCCGAGGCCTTCGCGGAGTATTGCGAGGAGCACCCGGGCGAGGTCGTGGAGGCGCTCCAAGACGCCGCCGACCTCGAGGTCGAGCGCTTGATCGCCATGCACGGGCACTGAGGGTTCCACGTGAAACGATCAGTCGAGATCGGGTAAATCGTCGTTTCCCGCGGCGGGATTTGACGGAGGCGCCACATAGGAAGGGGGCGAGGGGGTAGGGGGCTTCCCGAGCGCTGGGGGCGGCCTGGCGCCAGCGCTGGGCGCTTTCGCGGTCGGCGCCGAGCTCGACGCGCTCCGCGGTTTCCAGCCTGAACGGATCCGCTCTGCCCAACCCCTCGCGCGGGCCGCGTCGACTGCCTTCCACTTGCGTTTCACCGCGTCGGGCTCGTTCGCTCCCATCTCCGCGAGCGCCTTCCCAAGCTCCTCGAGGTAGTCGGCCGGGCATTGCGAGAACGGCCGACCCTTGAACCCGGGGCCCTTCCACGAACGGGGATCGAACGGCACGGTAGGATCCCCATGCTTGGGATGGTCGAGATCGACGGCAGGCGCCGGCGCCGGCGAGAGGCGTTCGAGGGCGGCCGCGATGCGCTCGCCGGCGGCTCGTATCCCCTCGAGGGCGAGCGCCGAACGCTCTCCCGGCGATGGGGGCGGCTTCGCCTCGCTCATCGTTGTTTGGGCGCCGGCTTCTTAGCCAAGCTCTCGAGATACGGGCAAATGCGGCCGCCGTTATGGTCGAGGCACCATTCGACAGATCGGCGTAATTCCTCGAGCGCCTCCCCGCGTTCTTTGAGCAAAGCAAACGGGCCGTGGCCGTGGGCTCTCACGATTCGTTCGCTTTCTCACGCATCGCGGCGCCGGGATTGTGGACGTTACCGCGGCGCTCCTCGTCGTCATCGGTGCGCGGAATGCCGCGGCCTTCGGGAAGAAGTGCGGGCTGTGCGCTCGCCGCGAGCTCGGCGGCCGCCTTCTCCGCCTCGAGCGCCTTCGCGCGCTTCGCCGTCAGCTTGGGCTTCTTCGCTCCGGGCACGTTCAAGATCCGCCACTGCTCAACGGGCGTCGGGATGAAGAGCCCGCGGATCTGATCTTCATCGGCTCCGAGATGACGGAGCAAGGCGAGCGCGTGCTCCTTCGAAAAGCTCGACGTTTGAAAGTTCACGGGCCCGAAGTACTTCGAGCCGTCGGGCGAAGTGATCGGATCGCCCATCATGTTTCGCTGCGTGGCGCGCGACTTCATGATCGCGCCGATCGCATCGAGCACCTTGTCGCCGGCCTTCCACTGGAGGATCGCTTCCCATTCCTGTTCACGCGTCATCTTCGTAAGCTGGGCGATGACGGTTCCCGAGTTGATCGTCACGGCGCGCGCGAGCTCCGTCCGCGCTGGACAGACCGGGTTCGCGTTGCAGTAGTCGCACCACGGGCCGGGCATGACGCGGATCTCGCCGTGATTCTGGTACGCGTCGCGCGCCTCGATCACGCCGTTGTGGATCTCCTCGAGATCGTCGAGCGTCTCGTCGAGCTCCAAGCCGCCGAACAGGTGCGCGTCGATCTCGACCTCGCCGCCTTCGCGCACCTTGAAGATCCTCCCCTCGACGGCGGGCGCCTCCGCCATGAGTGCGCGCGCCGTGACCTCCCAGTGAACTTGACGGTGCTCGACGACGGGGATCACTCCGCGGAATCCCGTCTTCAAGTCGCCGGCGAGCTCGACCCCGAGGCGCGTTCGCCCTTCGACGTCGATCGTTCCCGGGATCTCGTACGGCCCGAGCGGTTTCCCGAGCGCGATCGCCGCCTCCTCGTACTTCCGATGGATGTTCACGCCGAGCTCACGCGCGGTGCGCTCTCGCACGTCGATCGCGTAAGCGACTTCCGAGCGCACCGTGGCAAGGTCACCGACGAGGCGGTGGAGATCGATCCCGCGGCACGTGTCGCGGAGCTCCTCGGGCACGTGCTCGAGCGCCTCGACCATCGGGCGGTTCACGAGGCGCGCGCGGACAAATTCGTGGATCGCCGATCCGCGCTCCGCCCATTCCGAGGCCTTCGAGATTTGCGGGAGCGCGTACGAAACGGGGCACGCCTCGGCGCGCTCGAGTGAAGAAGCGGTCGGTCTCATGACACGCTCCTTTTGCGTGACTGCTGATCGTGGGTTCGCGTGAGAGCGATTCGGATCCGCGTGTCGGCTTCGTCGACGATGAGCTCGTCCAGAATCGCGATCGCGTGTGGGTGATGTGCGTCGCAAAGGCTCTCGAGAAACACCTGCATCTCCGTCGTGGGCTCCGTTCGGCACGCGAGAACGGAGTAAAGGCCCATGAGATACGCCGTTGAGAAAGCTTCGCCGGGCGTCCGCGTGCAAGCGGCGGGCGGCCTTTCCATTTCGCACACGAGACAGTTGCGACGGTTCACTTCGCCGGATCCTTCGGCGCATCCGTCGCCGCCGGCGGTGCGCCCTTCTCCTCGCGAGCTCGCGCGATCGCGCCGTCGTACGCCGTGCGCATTTGTCCGCGCCACGGCTCCGCATCGCCGAAGCTTTGGAAGTCCTCGCGCAGCTTTTTGAAATCGGCGGGCGTCTTCGCGACGAGGCAATCGGCTTTGAACTTCTCCGTCTCGCGCGCGAAGTCTCTCGACGGCGCCGAGCTCGTGACGGCCGCGGGCACGTCGCCAGCGGGCTCGACGACCTCGGCGTCTTCGATGCCAGCACGACGGAGCCGGCGAATGTCGTTCAGTTCTTCCGTCGTCGCGAAGCCGCGGATCAGATCCGGGAAGAGCCTTCGAGCGAGCCGAGCCGAGGCGCGCGCCACGCACATGTCTTCGGGGTAGCGGTTCCAGTTATTCTTCTCCTTCCCCTCGTCGCTCTTCCCGCGGTCGAGTAGCTTCGCCGTCGCCGCGTCTTCGATGGTGAACGAGGCCTCGAGCACTTGCGCGTGCCCGCGGCGCTTCCCTTTGACCGTGGCGCCCTTCGGCGAAGCGCTCACGATCTCGAAAAATTCGCACACGTCGGGACGTTGCAGGCATACGCCGCGCATCGTCGCCGCCTCGATCCCAGGCTTGCCTTCGATCATGTGGACGTTCGCGCACGCGGCCGCGGCCGTCATGCCCAAGTTGCGGCCGTACATGATGCGGGCCATTGCGTCTTCGGCCGTCGTGATCCCGCAGTAGCGCACGGTCGAGAAAATGAGCGCGACGCGCCAAGCCTGATCGAACCCGTCGGGCTCGAGCGTCATCTGAAACTGAGTCGTCGGCACGAGCTCCAAAGCAGCGGGCGCACGCTTCGCGAGCGTCGTCGTGTCGTTCTTCTTCTCTTCGGGCGTCGTCGTCGGATTGTTCATTGGGATCCTTCAGGCTTGGTTTGGTGGTGGCATGTGAAAACGCCCGCAGTGTGGGCAACGGTGCAAGATCAAATAGAGAACCATGTCCAAGATGGCCTGTCGTTCGGGGCGCGAGCCTTGCGGCGCGGCGACGACACGGCCGTTTGTGAATCGCATCATCGCGATCTTCACCGGACGAGGCGAAGCGTCGCGTGGGTGCGGCGCGTCGCCGCCTCGAGGAGCCTCGAGACCTCGCGCGCCTCGTCGTCGGAGAGATGGCGGAGAAGAAGCCCGGCGATCACGCGGGGCGATCGCGGCTCGCCCCGCCCGGTCATTTCGTGCGCCTTCGCGGCGCTCTCTAGTAGCTGACGAATCATGGAGCCTCACTTGTGTTTGCGTTGTCGATGCTCGACGTGTCGCTCGGCGTACTTCTTTGCGTCGGAGGCCGTCTTGTGTCCTTGGCTACTCTCGGAACCGCATTCGAGACAGATCCACATCCACGGGAGAGCCTTGCTTACTCCGACGGTCGCCTTGATCTGCAATTCGCAGCCACGATAGACGCGACTGCCGGCGCGCCACGGGGTGTCACTGAGCATGCACCATCTCTATTGGAGAGCTACTCCAATAGTCAAGTTTTCACGCGGCGAGAGCGCGTGACGATTTCTTTTTGCTCCGCCGCTGCGCGTCGCGCATCACGGATTCCCATACGGCGCTCACGCTCGCGCTGTGTTTTTTTGCGAGCTTGCGCGCGAACGCCTCAAGGTCTTTCGAGATGTAGATCGCGATGGTCGTTCGGTTCCCACGTGGCGTTAGGAGCATGGGAGCTTCAATAGCTGTTGACGTTGCCGCGCGCAAGACGCTAAGCGTTGAGAACTTCCTGGGAGCGTGCGCAATGGGAATCGAGAGCGAGCTAGAGCCGCGGACGTGGACGATCGAACAGGCCGTGCAGCGCGAACGCGTCGAGGCTCTCGTGTCGCGGCTCCGCAAACGCGATTACAGCGATCCCGTCGCTCCCGTCGCGCCCAAGCCCGTGCCCCTCAAGAGAGGGATCCAGGGCTTCGCGAGCATGAGCCCCGAACGAGTGAAGGCGATCTCTGGACTCGGCGGCCGCGCAGCGCACGAGCGAGGCGTGGCGCACGAATGGTCGAGCGAAGAGGCTCGCGTCAACGGGCGCAAAGGCGGACACGCGACCGCGGCGAAACGCAACCCGACGGCGCGCAGCAATCGTCCCGATGCGCGGTGCGGACTTTGTCGTCGCGAAGGTCATTACGCGGACGCGTGCCCGAAGCGGAAGAGGAAGATCGAATCGTGGACGCGCCCTTCGCGCGGTGTAGTCGGCCCGCTCATCTTCGGGTGCGTCCGTGAGTGAGCTTCGCGCCTGGTATTGCAGAGAGCTTGGCGAAGTCGTCGCCGCGCATTCACAGGCCGAAGCTCGCTCTGTGTTGAAGCATAGCGGGGCCAACGGCTTGGGCCCGTCGGACTATGCCGACGAGGAGCTAGAGCACTCGTCGTGGGTGCCATTGCCAAACGATCAACGCCTCGTCGATGACGATGGCGTCAAGTTGTCGGACACCGTTGGTAGCGTGCTCGCCGAAACGCGCGCTCCACGTCACCTGTGGTCGTGCGAAACGTGACCGCCTTCCGCGTTCTTCGCTGGCTTTGGGCGCTTCGCTGGCTCGGCTCGACCGCCGGCGGCGACATCCCGCGCGACGTCAACGTCGCGATCGTGATCTCGCGCGTGACGTTCGATACGGATCGTCCGGCGGTGTGGGCCGCGCGCCTCGACACGTGGGCCGCCTTCGAGAACGCTTACGAAGATCGTCCGGGCGACTGCCCCGGGCTTCCCGTCGGCTCGCGCGATTGCACGCGGGCGAAGGGCGCTCGCTCGTGTGGTCCGTGGCAAATCGAATGTCGGCGGATCCCCGTTGGGATGCCCCTCGAGGATCAAGCGCGGATCGCGCTTTCGATCATGCAAGCGTCCGAAAAGCAGTGCCCGCGCTGGCCGATGATGGTCTACGCGACGGGCGTGTGCGTGGAGACGACGAAGCCGATCGCCTTCCGCATGTCGAAGATCAATCGCGCAGTGGGGATCCCGATCCCATGAGCAATCACGACAGGATCGTCTCGGGGCTCGTGCTCGTGTGGGTCGTGATGACGGCGGTGTGCTGCGCAGTCGTGATCGTCCAATTCGCCCTAGCGCCGGCGAGCGTGCTCGAGCGGTGCCCGCAAGTCGACCGCGCTGGACGGGGCGTTCACCGATGAAGTTTTCTATTCCTGCGCAAGCTCCGAGCGTTCCGTGTCGCTCGTGCGGCGCTCTCGTCGTTTGGGTGATCACGGCCAAGCAGCGAAGGATGCCGGTTGAAGCGACGGGCGTGAACCGCGGCGACTCACATTTCGCCCACTGCCCCGACGCAGCGAAGCATCGGAAGCCGCGCACATGAGCGGGTTCGATGTGATCGGCGCGGTCGCTCACGGCGTGATCATCGGGATGCTGATCCTGATCTACTGGCGCATGGGGGACGGACGATGACGCCCGAGCAAGAGGTCCAGCGGCTTCGCGACATCATCGGATGGGTTCAAGAGAACGCGCACGACATCGCGACCCGTCGCTTCGTTCATGCGCGACTGCGTGAGCTCGACGACGACAAGGAAGTCGACGCGGCGCGCGCCGCTCTTCCCGCGGGGCGCCCGGAATGATCGTGATAGACGATCCGAAGCGTCATGCGTGGAGCGCGAATTGCGGATCACTGGGTGTGATCGACGCGAAGGGTCTCCGTGAATGCTGGGCGTGTGGTCGTCCGCGCGATGAGCACACGTTCGCAGTCGGGGAACATGGCGGAGTCGTCGAGATCGCAACCGGGATCGAGCGGGCGCCGGAATGATCGCGGACGTCTTCGAAGGGCGCGAACGTGCCTATGTGCTCGAGGGGGAAGCGCTCGCGATCCTTCAATCGCTCCCGGACGCATGCGTCGACGCGCTCATCACGGATCCGCCGTACAGCTCGGGCGGGCAATACCGCGGCGACCGCACTCTCGAACCGACGCAGAAGTACGTCATGACGGGCACGCTGATCCAACGCCCGGAATTTGCGGGCGACAATCGCGATCAGCGCTCGTTCGCGTATTGGTGCGCGCTTTGGATGAACGAGGCGCTCCGCGTGTGCAAGGTCGGTGCACCGATCTGCTGCTTTGCGGACTGGCGCCAGCTTCCGACCGTGACCGACGCGATCCAAGTCGGCGGCTGGACGTGGCGAGGCATCCTCGTGTGGGACAAGACCGAACAGGCGCGACCATCGATGGGGCGCTTCGCTTCGCAATGCGAGTACGTCGCTTGGGGCTCGAACGGCCCGATGCCGACGGAGCGCGAGGTCGGGTGCCTTTGGGGCGTCGTCCGTTGCTCGATCGACGTCGCGGAAAAGTTCCACATCACGGGGAAGCCCGTCGACGTCATGCGCCACGTCAACAAGATCTGCGCGCCGGGCGGTGTGATCCTCGATCCCTTCGCCGGCTCCGCCACGACGGGGATCGCCGCGCTCCGCGACGGCTTTCGCTTCATCGGGATCGAGCGCGTGCCCGCGTACGCGGAGATCGCGCGCGATCGGCTCAAAGCGGAGGCGGAGACGAGCACGCTCGAGGCGCGGCTGCGCGGACAGGAGCCCCTCTTCCGATGAGCTCTCTACGTGTGTACATGGCCGGCGCGTCCAAAGAGGTCGACGAGCTAGCGATCCTCGCGTCTCATCTTTCCGTCGCCGGCGTTGACGTGCTCGACACGTGGATGACGCATGTGATCGCCGCGCGTGCGAAGGGTATGCCCGACGCCGCCTTCGCGAGCTACGAGCAGCGGCGCTTTGCGTGCGGCGATCTAGCCGATCTTCGGCGCGCCGATCTCTTTTGGCTCCTCATCCCGAAGGAACGCGGCTCGGTCGGCGCGTGGGTTGAGCTTGGGCACGCTCTCGCGCTTCGCCATCTCGAGATGGTGATCTCGGGCGATCTCGATCGCTCGATCTTCGTACATGCGTGCCCGCGCGCGCGCCTCTTCGGCGATCACCACGATGCGCTTCGTAGCATTCAGTCGCAGGCCCGCACATGAGCGAGCAACTCGGATTGCTTCCCGGCGCTAAGAACGGCGTAGGCGAACGCGATGACGTGTGCCGTTGCGGGCACTCGCGCGATCACCACGTGAGCGGCCGCGGCCTATGCATGTACGGCCTCGGAACGCGCTTCGGTCAATGCGATTGCAAGAAACACAAGTCGAAGAAGCGCGCGCCGATGGTGATCGCGCACAACTTCACGCCGCCGCAAGGCGCCGTCGAGTGGTTTCGCGGTCCTCCCGAGCTAGTGAGGCGCAAGGCGGGCGGATGGTTCCTTGGCACTTCTCGTCGCGGTCTCCTACAG